TCTTTTAACAATTCCTCAAGAACATTGACGACAATACTATTTCCAATGTAAAAGAGCATGTTATCTTTCGGACCATAATTATAGTTTGGACTAAAACCAGACATTTGAAGTGCCTCTTTGATGGTCAACTTTCTAATTTTACCATCAATTTCGTACAAACCTGTTTTAGATCCCGGGCCACCCGATGAAGCACATATGGTTGGACCATAATCATCTATCGAATAGACACGTTCACCTTGGCGACCACCTTTGCCAGTCTTCTTATTGATCAATATATATTTCATACGACCCTTTGAAGGTTCGAGTATATATTTTTCTTCGTACCCAAAAAAATCTTTCACTGTGTGATCAATGATACTTGAGACGGGGGTAATAGGTTTATTCACCGGTCTAAATTTATATTTTGTATCCTTGTCACATATAATGTAGATGCGTTGTCTTGATTGTGGCGAGCCATAATGTTTAGAGTCCAATACTTTATAGTTGACATGGTATCCCCTCTTCTCGAGTTCGTGAATGATAATTTTGAAAGTTTCACCGTTGTGGATGGTGTGTAAATTTTTTACATTTTCTAAGATGAGTGTCTTTGGTTGTTTGATGTCAACAATTTCCATGATTCGATAAAACAAATTACCTTTGACTTTATCTTCGAACCCTTCTTTTTTACCTGCGATACTAAAAGGTTGACAAGGAAATCCCGCACAAAGAATGTCAAAGTCTGGCATGGCCTCGATGTCTAACGCATTAATGTCACCGTGTGGTGCAATTCCGTGATTCATTTCATAGATGTGACGAACCTTTTCGTCTATGTCACATGCAAAGACACACTCGTAGTCTTTGTCAAGTTTGCCAAATGCTGTGTGAAAAGCTCCGAGGCCGCAGAACAGATCTGCGTAACGCCTTTTCATTTGATTTTAATCGGGCATTATCTTTAAAGTCTATTAAAGTTACTTGGCGATGACAGAATAAGTATGAGTCTAAACTACTACAAATGTGAAACTGAAAAGGTTTGCAAGTCAAAAGGTTGGGATAAAGTAAATGTCGACACCGTGTGGCTTTTATTGACAGAAGAGTTTGGTGAACTCGCATCAGCCATTCGCCAATACAAGAAAAAATACAAAAAGACTAACCTGAAAAAGGAACGCGGGACTGATGTCATGATGGAAATGGGTGATGTATTTAGTTATTTATTTCAGCTGGCCCACATGTTGAATGTTGACCTAGATCAAATGTGGACAGAGCATAAACAGAAAGTCAAAACCAAGAAATATAATCTAGGGTAGTATTAAACATGAGTGTTTACATGCTCAATGATGCCGTGGCTATGGATCGCGTCAACCCGTATGTACTCGGTGATTTTTCTCTTCCAGGAACGGTCAGACGTAATGAACGTACGAAACCTAACTACAAGAAGATACAAGAACCTCTTGCCCAATTTGAAAAGGAAGAAGAAAGTCCGATTTGTTCACATGGTATTACTGCCGGCGACTTGACGATCGACTACTGCAAAAAGAAGGATTCGTTGTGTCCGATGTCTAGATCTTTTTATCCAGAAAGAAATATAGACACGGGATTTACACGACCTCGTAAAGAAAAGATTTTGGTTGAGAAGGTGCATCAAAATAAAAACGGGTTTACTGTTCTCGGTTTGTTACTCATAGTTCTAATTCTATTAATTTTAAGACGCTAAAGAAACGTTCGAGTCTTTTTTCATTCGTGCAACGCTCAACAATGTCCGGTAAGATATCTTGACAGAAGTCTCTGACGAATTGCTTCTGCCAAGAGCATCTCCGATTAATGAAAGGTGGTTCGAATGTTGGGTCAAGAATTTTGACCGTGTTCATGATTCGAATTTGAGTTTTGATATCCATGAACAAATCACATCTCACATTTTCAAGCATGACGAGAGCCATTTTTTGTCGAGTCTCGAGATTCTTTTCGATCATCGTGTCTATGAACTTTTCATAGCGAACAGCCTCCTTCTTAGAAATGATCTTTGTCCAATCTCCAATGGGTTTGGATCGGATGTAGTCGACAAATGTTTTATATCCTTCGTCTGGGACATATTTAGAGTACATAATTTCAATATAGGAAGTATCTTCTTCAACATCATGTACCATATGGGCGGATTTAAGAAGGGAGGTCATTGCTCTAAAATGCAATGTTTTCTTTAACCTAAGTTAGGTCATGTCATAGGTTTGGTAAAAGATGTATCACCGAGTCGCAAATAACACATTTTCGTATCTTTTAACCCTCGATGAATTTCGGAATACAATTTCCGAAGACATTCGTCCTTCTTGGGTAAAGATTACGACCATCACTATGATCTCTGGCTTTAGCGAAGAAGTAAAGATTGACATTGAAAAAATTCGTTCTTTATTTGACGAACGTGGTTCTTTCAAATTTAAGATAAAAGACTATGAGTCTGACAGATATTTTGAATGGAGACTCAAACCATCTACAACATTCTACAATCAAGTGACGTTGACTTACACAGATGAATACAGTACAAAGTCGATCAAAGTATTCCCGAATGGGAGCATTCAGGTTGCAGGATGTTCAGATCTTTTTGATTGCAAAAGAATCATTGGACAGCTCGCATATTTTTTCAAAAACATCATGGGTATTGAACATGAACTTCCACTTGAAAACTTTCGGATCGTCATGATCAATTCAAACTTTAGCTTGAATTACAATCTCAATCTTTTAAAAGTTGCTCAGCACTTTGAAAGTTGTCGAGACATTTTCGAAGTTTCTTTTGAACCCGATCGATACTCAGCAGTGAAAATAAAATTTAAACCAGCCGAGGACATGAAAAGAATTACGACAAGTATTTTTAGTACTGGTAAAGTTATCATCACTGGTGCAGAAACTTTGAAGGAAATTGCATTCGCCTACAACATTATCAATAACCACATGAATGAATGTCAGGGCGTCAGGGTGACACAGACTGTCACCAAAGATGACTTTGGAATTTTTATGGGATACAAATGTCATGAATTGGTTGACCATCTCAAACAGGCTGGCTTCTCATCATGGACCAGAACTATAACCAACAATAAAATTAATTTCTAATTTTATACTAAATGTCCCAAAGACTTGGTATGGCAGATGGCCGATGCTTCACGATTAACACATCGTCCCGACTTCTCAACAACTACATCATGACCTCGAATAGTGTTGACTACGTTGACAACTACAAGTACCGTCAACTTCTCCAAAGTAGTGGGCCGTCTCTCATTGACAATGTCCAAAACAAGCAAGTGGTCGCGGAAGACGCCGCGTGCCAACGCTGTGACAAACCGCTTCTCAAGGTTGCGGATATCTTTTAAAAAAACTTTGAATGTGTAAACCAGGGAAATGTCTACATGTTCTATATGCCTAAATCAGGTTAGACCTACTAGGACTAATCCGCCCATAAGATGTGGACATATATTTCATTCAGACTGTCTAGAAAGTTGGAAAGAAAAAGGTAAGAATACATGTCCGATATGTAGAAAAGTTTTTGATGTATCAAAGTTTAGAGTGACACTCACAGTTGAAAATAATGATAATGAGACATCTAATATCATATCGATGGATGAAGACATGATATTCAATGTGATGGATATTTTCAACATAACTTTTGAAGTCGAAGACGTTTTAGATTTAGAGAGTCTTCTTACGGATGTTGGTTCGTCTCTTTCCGACTTGGATCCCCTTGTTCTTAACACAGAATGAACTACAATACGTGTTGTAATTTAATCCAGGATACTTCCTCGCAGCATTTCTAGGATCCTTAATAACATTACCTTTCGCATCAGTCAGAAGTGGTCCAGTGGCCCAACCTCGCTTGTGACTGAAGGCGTTTGCTCGAATTTTCATAATTTTTCCGACTTCAACCTTTGGTACTCGGGTGACGGGTATCTTGAAAAACTTTGCGATACTCGTACGAGTGTCACCTTTTTTTGGTCGGTATTCAACCAGGCCATGCTGTTTGTAGAAATGAAAATCACCTTGGTTTAGCAAAGATGGTTTCTTTTTGCCGGTGACAAACATCATGACCTTGTAGTAACCACGCTTACACTTTGTGCTCCCTTTGACGATGTAAACTTTTTTGGGATTATCAGATACGACACGCTTCGGAAGATTTTTGCAACTGGTGTATGAGTGATAGCCCCTGGACAGACCACTTCTATCACCCGGAACACTCTTTTGGTATCTGTACCTTTCGTAATCACCCATGGCGTAGGCGTAACAGTTGTTGTTACCTACACCAATAGATGTACCCCAGTACTTATGGGTAAAGGTTGGCTCTGAACCACTCAGAGGAGGTCGTCGGCTCATTTATATTATCTCAATATATTATAAATGATCCAAGAACTTATGGACCCCAACCGTGAAGACCGTGTGGCACTGGCTATTATCTACGCCATCGTGCTACTTGTCAGTACGTTTCTGCTTCGCTACCTTTGGAACGAATCGCTTGTCAAGCACATCACCGTCTTGAAGCCTGTCAAGTCTCTTCTTGACGCGTTCCTTCTTTCGGTCGCTTTGATGATTCTTAGAGGTTGTTAAACTTCCTTGAACCCAACATGCTCCTCGCCGTTAGGAGCGACAATAGTTGGGAAGGCTTCAACCTTTTTGCAGTCTTCTTTATCGCAGTCAACAAACTTGTGAGGCTTACCAGCCTTCTTCATGTGTTCGAGCTGCTTTCGAGTCCATCCACATCCCATGGACCCGAAAACAGTCCACAGTCCTTCTTCTTTGGTCTGGGTTTCAACACCCGTACGCATTAATATAACAAGATCAATGACGGCGAGAATGATGAACGGAAGCATTATAGTATAGTATTACATATTTTTTATCAATTTGCACATTTGATCTTTTGTAAGTTTTGAATCTAACTTGAACATCTTTACGAGATCATCCTTCTTATAGAGACGGCATTTCTTCTTTTTAATTTTGAGGTCGCCATTCTTGTTGATGAAAACTTTTTCTGTGGTACGAACTTGGTTCACGACAGATGGATCTCTTCCGCGAATCTGTGGTCTCTTTGGTGGAACCTTCTTTTTAGCAGCCTCCTTTTCGAGGACAGCCTTGGCGCGACGAATGGCGCTCGAGGTGCCAACCTTTTGTTGTGGTTTGGGTGTCATAACCTTCTTTTTGAGTACGATCTTTTTAAGAATGCTACCTCTCTTCTTTGATTGAAGGAATGGATGATTCAAAATTTGATCATAGGTTGGAAGATCATTATGTTTTAAACCAGGTCTCAGACGCCCAGATATAATATATGAATTGGTTAAACCAAGGTATTTTTCTGGAAGCAAGTCCCTTATAAATCCCCTAACTTTTGTAAATTTTGTGTAGCGACAAATGATGTTGAGAATGTACTGAACATCATACATGTAGTGTGATCCCACATAAATACCGTCATTTTTGTATTCTCCACTTGTGACATTTGGATTTCTAATACCTTCGATTGTTGAAAGACCAAAATCAATTATGATTGGTTTGTTACCTTCCAATACAAGAATGTTATTCCAATGAAGATCATGATGTCTAAACTTTGGGTACTTCTCATGGATTCTCTTCAAGTTCCTGATAAGTTGTGAAATTAAGGAGCGATAGGCTTCGGGTTTTTGTTCCTTTTTCATCCATTCCTGAAGACTTTGACCATTGATGTATTCAAAATAAAGCATGTCCCAACGATCACATGATTTAAAGTGGTACATACGAGGCACACCCATACCCTTCAATTTTTCCGCGATACGAAATTCCATTCGAGCAGTCTCTTCAGTCGTCTCTTTGATCGCAACTTGGGTTTTGCATTCATCATCGATACATCCATAGAAAACTGTACCATGTACACCCTTCCCAATCGCCCGGAGTCTGGTAGTAGCCTTATTAATTATGAGTGGATTCGTTTGGACTTTTGTAAAAAATTCCTTTTCTGGGTAGCACGCTTTTCGTCCGCGTATCAACTTCTTAACTTCTTCGCCGACCGCGTTCTTCTGAGCGTTGGTCTTGGCATTGTTGGCAATGTGGACAAGGTCCGCAAGCTTCACCATACTTATTACAATCTAAGAAAAAGTTTCCCCATGTAGTGCTGCCATCTCTTCCTCTACATCACTTTCATCGATGTAACCTTTGAGTAAGTCTAAAATTTCTAAGTTTTTCGTGGCCACAGCGCCAATCATAGTTGGGTGTGCGTAAAGACCAACCACTTCTTCATACTTGTCTTGTTTGAAAGCAGTTTTACACGTGTTCAAAAATACCTTGAACATCTCGGTAGCAACCACGTGATCGTGGTGTGACGCCATCCAATAGGTAATGTAATTTTCCCATACGATG